ATGCAAGTGCAGGGGCTGGTTCTGTTATCAATATGCCTGACGATCTTGATGGCAATATGAAGCCTTACCAGATGCAGCCAAGCGGTCAGAACTTGGACGCTGTACGGGCAGCTATTGATGATAAGGTTCAGTCTATTAACCGTATGTCTCACATGGGTGCTGTTCGCGGCACTACCGCTCTTACGCAATCAGGCGTAGCCATGCAGACAGAGTTCCAGATGCTGAACGCGAAGCTATCTGAGAAGGCTGACATCCTAGAGCTTGCTGAAGAACAGTTGTGGGAGTTGTTTTGCTTATGGCAGAACGTGAAGCCTGACGTAGAGGTATTCTACCCCGACTCGTTTGATCTTCGAGATTACGACAAGGAGCTTACCTTCTTGCAGTCTATGCGATCATCTGGCGTTAAGTCTGTCACCTTGATGAAAGAGATTGACAAGCAGATTGCTGACCTTGCGCTTGATGATGAGGCGCTGGCAAAAGCTCACGCTGAGATTGAGGCAAGCACTACAGTTCTTGGCGACTTTACAGATAATGAAACAGCACTTGGCACGTTTTAATGGCTGAAGATACCGATCAGCTTAGGGCTTTAATTGCTAAGGCTGAAAGCCATCAGGCAAGGCTGGCGGCTGCCCTTGTTAAGCTGGAAAACCGAATCATTGATCTGCTTGCAGAGGCTCCGTTGAAAGACGGGGCTTTGTTCGATTTAGAGTGGGCGATACAAGCAAGGGCGCAATTAAGGTCTGCCATTCAGGAAGAATACCTGACCGCTGTAGACGGTATGATTCGTGAATACAAAGGAGTTGCCAATGAGATCGCCAAGATGCTTTCAACCTATGGTGATTTTGCTAAGTTAGATCAGTCAGTGATTGCCCAGTTGCAGAGCCTCACGTTTAAAGGCTTTGAGAACCTTGGGCAAGAATATCTTGATGTCATAGCTAAGGCTGTATACGACAACACCCTGACAGGCGTTTCATTCTCTGCTGGTGTTCAAAGCATTAGGAATGCCGTTAGCGGTGATCTGGGACGTTACGCCAGCCAACAACTGCACGATGCCCTGCTTCAGTTTGACCGATCAATCAATACAAAGATCGCATTAGAGAGTGGCGCGACCAGCTTTAAATATCACGGGCCAGACGATGAAGCCACTAGGGAGTTCTGTTCTAGGCATGTGGGCAAGACATACACGATTGATGAGATTACCGATATTTGGCAAGGCGAATGGGCTGGCAAGATAGACAGCAACGCCTTCCTTAGTGCTGGCGGTTATAACTGCCGACACAGGTTCCGGCCTGTTTTTGACCTTTAATGTTATAAGTCAAGATATATGATAAAATTTTAATTCACCACTACTCGTAAGAGGCACGTCACATGAGCGATGAAATCATGGAAACAGAAGTTGGTACTGAGGCAACGGCTACAGAATCTCAGGGTAAGATGTTTTCGCAATCAGAACTTGATCGAATTGTTGCAGACCGTATTGCACGAGAGCAGCGCAAGTTTGAGAAGCAATTATCTGGCATTGATATAAGCGAAGCCAGACAACTACTTCAAGACAAAGAAGCGGCTGAACTTGAGCGACAAAAGGAACGCGGCGATTTTGAATCTGTATTGAAGAAAACAGTAGAAAAGAAAGATCAGGAAATCAGTGCATACAAGAGCAAGCTGCAATCCACTTTAGTGGACGGTGCTTTATTAAGCGCGGCAAGTTCTAACAACGCTGTAAACCCTGAACAAGTATCTGCACTGTTGAGAAGCAACCTTCGTTTGTCTGATGATGGCAGCGTTGAGGTTCTTGACAGCAATGGCACACCACGGTATAACGACAGCGGAAATCTGTTGTCAACTGGTGAGCTGGTAGCAGAATTTTTGACGGCAAATCCTCACTTTGTTAGAGCGTCTCAAGGCGGTTCTGGCAGTCAAGGTAACGCTGGTGGCTCTACGCAGAAGTCTTTATCTGTGGCTGATATGGTAGCTAACTGGAACGATGGTGGCAAAGAAGCATTTGCTGCTATGAAAAAGAAAGCGCCTAAATAACCAATTTTACCCTAACTATTTAATTTGAGGATTTACTCATGGCTGCTACAACTTCAACTACTTTAGACGATCTATTTGTCAATATCATTGCTCAGGCGCGTTTCACCGCTGAAGAGCAATCCTTGATGATGGGCCTCGTTACCCAATACGACATCGGCGCACAAGCCGGTAAGACTATCCAAGTTCCTAAGTACCCAGCGATTGCTGCTGCTGGCCTAACTGAAGGTTCGGATATGAGTTCAACCGCTGTATCAACTAGCTCAGTATCTGTAGCTGTTGGTGAAGTGGGCGCACAGGTCATTCTGACTGATATGGCTGCATTCGGTGCAGGCAACCCAGCCGTTGAGCTTGGTACTGTTCTTGGTAACGCTATCGCTACCAAAATGGATACCGACCTTATCGCTCTGTTTGCTGGCTTCTCTGGCGCACTTGGTGCTGCTGGTCAAGAAATCACTGTTGCTGATCTGTTCAAGGCTGCTGCTACTCTGCGCGCTAACAAGGTGACTGGCGTTATCAATGCCGTTGTACACCCTTACCAAGCGTATGCACTGAAAGCTAACCTGACCAACAGCTTCGCCAACCCTAACGGCGGCGATCTTCAGAACGAAGCAATGCGTAACGGTTATGTCGGCACTATCGCTGGCATCAATGTTTACGAATCAGCTAACGTACCTGTAGACGGTGCTGGTGATTCTGTTGGCGCAGTATTCGCCCCAGAAGCTCTTGCAATCGCTATGAAGCGTGACTTCAACATCGAGACTCAGCGTGACGCATCTTTGCGCGCATGGGAACTCAACGCTACTGCCATTTATGGTGTTGGCGAGTTGGACGATAGCTACGGCGTTAAGATGACTTTTGACTCCGTACTGTAAGTAAGAATAAGCCCACCTCTTTCGGGGGGTGGGTTTTTACTGAGGTATAACATGGCATTCTCAACTGATTCAGATTTGACGGACATCGTTCCCGACATTCTCACACTAGGCATTGCATCGTTCTCTGACGAACACGCTAAGGCGCAGTCAGATATTGAGCGAGAGATTCGCAATCGTTGGTGGGAAAAGCGCGGTATATCCGGCGAGCTAAATACAAGTTTATTGACTGAAGCGCAGTGGACTCGATCTGCTGTTTATTTGGTCTTATGGAAGTACGCACTGCCCCAGCTTACAAACTGGGTTGACGGTGATCGCTTTCAGAACATGATTGACTTCTATAAGTCACGATATGGCGAAGAACTAGAAGCCGTATTCCAAGACGGTGTAGAGTACGATGCAGACGATGATAATGTGATTGATGACAGCGAGAAAGCTGCGGTTAATCATGGCAGGCTGGTTAGATAAATGGAAATCAGTGTTGGCTCAAACGCTAAAGAGATTGCCAAGCGGTTAGGCAAGAAAGGTAAAGAGCTATCGGCCAGCGTTAAGATGGCATTATCTATAACGGCTCAGGTCGGCGTTAGTATTATTGAAGATCGTACCAGTCAATCGCAAGGTTATAAGGACGGTGCTTTTAAGCCATATTCTGATGCTTATCGGTTGTTCCGATCTAAAAAGAAAAGAGGCACTAAGCCAGACTTACAGTTCACTGGTCAGATGCTTGGCTCGATGACAACCAAGGCTAACGGGAAGCAGGCTGAGATATTCTTCAGCAGAGCTACAGAATCTAAGAAGGCCGCGATGAATAACAAGACGCGCCCTTTCTTTGGGTTTAGTCGCAAAGAGCAGCAGAGATTAAGCGAAGTATTTTTTAAGGCGTTGAAATGAGTGTTCGAGAAAACATAGCAAACAACATCGTGGCAACGCTTCAAGCGGTTACTTCGCCGGTGACGATTAAGTACGTTACCCGCGAGCCGTTTGATTTTAACAAGCTATCTAACGCGCAGTATCCGGCCATCTTGGTTCGTAGTGCTGGCGAAGATAGAGAAGATTCTAGTCTGGGCGGTTCGATCACTCAGCGCATGGCGACCATCAATTATGAATTAGTTTGTTTTGTAAAAGCCGGAGTTATTGACACGGCAAGAAACATTATAATTGAAGCCATTGAAGAAGGTCTTGATGTAGACAGGAAGCGTGGCGGCAATGCGCTAGATACGCAGATAACAAGCATCGAGATTGATGAAGGTTCTATCGACCCCATTGGTGGGGTTATAATGACAGTTCGCGTTCTGTATCAATACACACGCGGCACAACTTAATTTTTAACAGAGGTAATTCAAAATGGCAACAACTACAGGTTCAAGCGGAGTAGTAAAGATTGCGGCGGCAGGTGGTTCTGTTGCTGTTGTAGGCGAAGTTCGCTCATTCACTTTTGACGGTTCAGCCGACACGATTGAAAGCAGCGTAATGGGTGATTCAGTTCGTAGCTATAAGGCTGGACTAAAAACCAATACTTTGTCTTTTGATGTTTATTGGGATAAAGCAGACGCACAGCATCTCGTTCTTGATGAGCGCGCTTCTATTGATTTTGCTCTATACCCCACTGGCACAGGCTCAGGCGAAGTGTTCCTGTCTGGCTCTGGCGTAGTAACAAGCCGTTCAATCACTGCATCTTTTGATGGCATGGTTGAGGCGAGCTTCTCAGTACAATGCAGCGGAGCAGTAACAGAAACCACAGTACCATAAGGGGCAAAATATGGGGTTAGCAAAAGAGCTACGAAATAGAAGAAAGATCAACGCACGAGAAGTAATCGTCCCTGCATGGGGTGACGATTCTGGCGCTTTTAAGATGTATTGCAGACCAATTACCTGCTACGACTTAGATCAGCTACAGAAGAAGCACCCTGACTTTCTTCAAAACACTACAATCGGCGCAATGGTTGATTTGATTTGCATGAAGGCAGAAGATGAAAGCGGCTCCAAGCTGTTTACGTCTGCTGAAGATCGAATCGACTTGATGGGTGAAGAAACGAATGTAATCTCTGAGATTGCTAATCAGATGTTTGCTCAGATTGAGTCCGTTGAGGTGGCTGCAAAAAACTAAAAGCCGATCCGTTAAGAATGAACTTATTATCCTTGGCTGATCGGCTGCACATAACAATTGAAGAAGCAGAAGAAATGCCGCTCAATCACTTCTATGAGTGGGTGGCTTACTTCCAGATAATGAGCGAATCTAATGGCTGAAAATGTAAACATTGTTATCAAGGCGTTTGACAAGACTAAGCCTGCCTTCACTGGCGTAACGAAAGCACTCTCTGGGATAACTTCTGCCGTATTCAGTATGCGCTCTGCCCTAGTTGTTCTTGGCGGTGCCGCTGGCTTTGGCTACATGGTCAAGGCATCTATTGATGCAACGGACACCTTAAAGAAAACCGCTGACAAGATTGGTACAACCACTGAAGCCCTTAGTGCTTTACGTTATGCTGCTGAAATATCGGGCGTAGCAACAAACACGCTTGACATGGCTATGCAGCGATTCACTAGGCGAACGGCTGAAGCTGCAAAAGGTACGGGCGAAGCTAAGTCTGCACTTAAAGAACTTGGCATTGATGCCAGAAAACTCCAACGACTTTCACTTGATCAGCAGATGCTTGTGCTGTCTGACGCATTCTCTGGCGTTGGCAGTGAGGCCGACAAGGTTCGCCTAGCGTTTAAGTTGTTTGACTCTGAGGGTGTTGCCCTTGTAAACACCTTATCGCTTGGCTCCAAAGGTCTTGAGGACTTATTCGGTCGCGCTAAGGCTTTGGGCATTGTTATGTCTGGCAATGCTGCTGGCGGCGTTGAGAAAGCGAAAGATGCACTGCACGATTTATTCTCTGTTGGTAAAGGTTTAAGAGATCAATTTGTTGCTGGATTAGCTCCCGCAATTGAAGAAATTGTTAATAAACTTACAAACTTTGTTATAAGAACTTCTGATGCTAAAGACGGCATGGAAAATCTTGCACGATCTATGGCGGTAAGTTTTTTAGAATCTATCAGAAGCACTTTAGGGGCATTAGATAGATTTGCAGAAGGTCTAGATACAGTAATCAATAAGGCTCATTCTTTCTTTGTCGGCTTTGAGACTAGGGCTATTGAAAGTCAAATGAAAGGAATCGCCAAAGAAATGGGAGAGCTTGGCGAGCAAATAGCGCACATGGAAGATGGGGGCATCCCAAGCATTTGGGAGTTTATTACAGATGGCGGGTTAAAAGCTCAAAAAGCAGATATACAAAGGCTGGGCGCTCAATATGTAGAATTGTATGGACAACTTCAAGCTGCATCAAAAGTAAACGCAGAGTTTGGCAGTAGTCTTGGCAACATTATTGATATGGAAGCCACTAACACTTTCTTTGATGATCTTCTTGTAACTATTCAAAAGCTGGGTGAAGCTGGCCCTGCTGCGCTTAATCCTGTAGTTGAAACGTTAAGCGACTTGCAAATTGGCTTTAAGAATTGGCATGATTCGTTACCAAGCCTTCAAGAAAGTATACAGAGCCTTACCACTCAAGGTCTAAACGGATTAACCGATGCACTGACCGCTGGTGTTACTGGTGCAGCTACTTTTGCCGATGCCATTAAGTCAATGGCTAAAAGCGTAGTAGACAGCCTGATTAAAATGCTGATTCAGAAGTACATTGTAGACGCTGCATTCGGTTTTATTACAGCCGGATTTAGCCAAGCATCAACGAACTTGGCTGGCGGTTACTCTGCTGGCATGGGCGACCCATTTGCAAGCAACTTTGGCGGCAAGGCTATTGGCGGTTCTGTTCAGCGAGGCCAGCCATACATGGTCGGAGAGCGTGGCACTGAGATGTTTATTCCTAATCAGAGCGGCTCTATTGTTCCAAACGATAGACTAGGCGGAGGTGGTAGCGTGGTGGTTAATCAGACCATTAACGTAAGCACAGGCGTACAGCAGACCGTTCGTGCCGAGATTGCTACCTTAATGCCACAGATCGCAAACGCTGCCAAAAGTGCCGTTGCTGATGCTAGAATGCGAGGCGGTAGTTACAGCAAGTCACTGGTAGGAGCATAAAATGCCGTTAGCATTCCCAAGCGTAGGAATACAAAGTTTAAACATGAGATTGCGGCGCGTTGTTGCCGTATCTGAATCGCCCTTTACGTTAGATACTCAGGTATATTCTCACCAAGGCGCAAGATGGGAATGCGAGGTAACGCTGCCCCCATTAACCCATTCGGAAGCGCGAGCAATAGAGGCGTTTATTATTGGGCTCAAAGGTCGAGAAGGCACGTTCACGTTCGGCAATCCGCTGCACACTAGCTCTGCAACTGCTACCACCTCTGGCGTAACAACTATCCGATCAGAGAGCTTGACTGCAACAGGTTCCGCTGTATCGGCTGGCGACTACTTTAATCTAAATAATTACTTATATATGGTTACAGTTGGCAAGGCTTCAGGCTCAGGCGTGTTAGAGTTTCAACCTCCACTAAGGTCTGAAGCTGCAAGCGGTTCAGTGCTAGACTTCACTTTACCCACAAGCCTTTGGCGTATGGCATCAAATGATATTGGCTGGTCAATCAGCACAGCTTCACATTATGGGTTTACCTTGGCATTCATCGAGGCATTATGAGCAGAGTATTAAGCACTGAAATGCAGGCGGTAGCGTCTGCTGATTTAGTTCGACCTATTTATTTAATGAAAGCCGAGTTCGACGCTGGCGATGTAAACTTATGGTCTGGCATTGGCAGCTTAACATTTGACGGTGATACATATTTAGGCGCTGGGGATTTATTATCTATCAGCCAAATTAGCGAAAGCGCAGAGCTTACAGCTTCAGGGATAAGCATTACCTTGGCTGGGGTGAAGCAATCGCTTTTAACTATTGCCAGAGATGAGCCATACCAAGGCAGGGTAATTACTTTGTATCTTGGAGCTTTAAACGATAGCGGGGACATTATATCTAGCCCTGTTGTATTGTTTAGCGGATTCATGGACGTAATGAATATCTCTGATTCTGGGGAAACTTCAAGCATCGTTATAAGCGCAGAAAACAAATTGATCGCTTTTGACCGAGCATCTGTCAGACGTTACACCTCAGAAGATCAAAAGATTGATTACCCAAATGACAAGGGCTTTGAGTTTGTGGCAAAAATACAAGAGAAAGAAATAATCTGGGGCAGACCAACACCATCGTCGCAAAATGGCTCTGGCTCAAGAGGTGCTGATAACGCTGCTAGAAGTAGATACTAATGATCTCAATTACTCACGAATGTTTATCTAACGTCAAAGAAGATATTAAACCATTGCTGGAAAAGCATTGGGAAATGGTTGCTTTAAACCAAGGTCTAATAAAACTAAACCCAAATTGGAAAGAATACGCAAGGCTCGATGCCGCTGGCATTTTGCGTATATTTACCGCAAGAAGCGATGGTAATTTAGTTGGATATTGCGTACTACTAGTAAACCAAAGCGTACACTATAAAGACCATAAGTTTGCATCTAATGACGTTGTGTTTGTTCTCCCAGAATATCGCTCAGGCGCGACAGGCTATAAGCTGATAAAATACGCCGAAGATCACTGCAAAGCAGATGGTGTATCTTTGATGATGATAAACACAAAGGTGCATTTACCTTTTGACCAGTTAATGATCGGCATGGGGTTCGATTTGATCGAACGCATTTACTCGAAATGTTTTGTAGGTAAGTAAAATGGCAGTTACGGTAATAGCTGGTTTGGCATCTGCTGGTGGCGCATGGGCTGCTGGTGGATTTGCTGCATTAAGTTTAGGCGCTTTTGCTGGTGCATTTGCCATAGGCGCAGGACTTTCAATGCTTTCAAGAGCGTTAGCCCCAAAGCCGTCATTTGGTCAATCTATGGCAGGAACAGGTATAACGGTCAGGGAGCCTGACGCATCAAGACAGATTGTTTATGGTCGAGCTAGGGTCGGTGGAGCTATCGTATTCCTTGATTCTACCGGCAGCAAGAACGAATACTTGCACTTGGTGATTGCTGTTGCAGGTCACGAGATAGACGGCTACGAGGAAATCTGGTTTAACGATCAAAAAGTATGGGACAATTTTTTCCAAGATGATTGGGGTTCTTATGTTCATATAGGGTTTTATGACGGCTCTCAGACAACTGCTGACCCTACCCTTGTATCTGCATCAACTCTTTGGACTTCAGAGCATATTCTAAACGATACGGCTTATCTGTATGTTCGGTTAAAGTATGACGCAGATCAATTCTCGCAAGGGCTTCCAAACATATCGGCAGTTATTCGCGGCAAAAAAATATACAACCCATCAAACGGAAACACTGAGTGGACTCAAAACCCAGCTTTGTGCGTTTATGATTATCTAACAGACAGCAAATACGGTCTTGCCGAACAATCAGGCTCAGTCAATTTAAGTGCATTACTATCAACTGCCAATTTATGTAACGAGCAAGTTGCTTTAACTTCTGGTGGAACTCAGGCCAGATACACGCTTGATGGTGTAGTAGATACAGCCAACTCAAGAAAAGATAATCTTGAAGCGATGCTGTCTGCGATGGCAGGCAATCTTGTTTATTCAGGCGGTGAATATTTTATTCGCGGTGCAGAGTATTCCTCGCCTACTGTTGTTATTGATGAATCGGTACTTTCTGGCGGTATTGAAGTACAGACCAAGCAATCAAGAAGAAGTCTTTACAATGGCGTGAAAGGTGTCTTTCTTAGCGAGGACGATAATTACACATTAGCTGATTATCCTGCTCAAATTAGTTCATCTTATAGCATTGAAGATGGCGACCCTATCTATCTTGATTTGGCAATGCCGTTTACCACCAATAGTGCCAGATCACAAAGAATTGCCAAAATAGCTTTGCTACGATCTAGGCAGCAAACAACAATAAATGTGCCATGTAATTTGACTGCCTTAAAGTTTAAAGCAGGCGATAACATCATGGTCACCAACTCAAAAATGGGTTGGAATCAAAAAGTGTTTGAGGTTATAGGTTACGATTTTAATCTGACTTCAGAAGGCACTATTGTTGTTAATGTTCAAGCCATAGAAACCACTGCTGAAATATACGACTGGGCATCTTCTGACGAAAAGGATTATTTAACTGGTGGCGAAATTGATCTGTACAACGGGAGGGTTACCCAGCCGCCAACAAACTTAACTGCAATATCAACTACAGTTATTGCCAGTGACGGAACATTGTTGCCATCTATTCGTTTAAATTGGACAGCAAGCGAAGATGCGTTTGTAACTCAATATGAAGTTCAATATCAGCGAGGCTCTGCCCTTATTGATTATGGGAGCATAGCAGACGAGTACATCACTTCAGAATCTTATGGGCTTATTACTGAGGCTTCTTCTGTTCTTTTGGATTATGGTTCTATTGATGAGTCAGTAGCCACTGATGAGCCTGATTATAATTCTTCGTTTGTGACTACTACTCAATATATCCTTACAGGGGTTACACCTAGCGCAAACTACAACATTAGAGTTAGGGCAATCAACGAGCTTGGCGTTCGCAGTAATTGGGTAACTCTTTCAGGACTTGCGGAAGGCGACACAGATGCTCCATCAATTCCCGAATCAGTTATTGCTACTGGCAGCTTGCGTGAAATAACACTTAGCTGGATTCCACCTACTGACCCTGATTATAGCCATGTTCAAGTTTGGGAAAATAATGTAAATAATCCTGAAACAGCGACAAAGATAGCGATTGCCTCAGGCGATTATTTTAGCCGCACTGGTCTTAACTATAACGTCTTAAAATACTACTGGCTGAAGTCAGTTGATTACAGCGGCAATGTATCCGACTTCTCAACCGTTGCATCTGCTACAACATTATTTGTTGATTCTGATTCATTTAGTGAAGAAGTAAACAACCTGTTTAGTGAGGCTGGTGCTTATGGAATTGAGCCTGTATCGTCTTTGCCTGCTGTTGGGGACTTTAACGGACAAATTAAATACGACACCACCAACAATCACCTGTGGAGATGGGACGCTGGCACGCCCTCTTGGACTGATGATATTTTCTCTATCG